GAAAGTTTTGTTACATTGGTATATGTAATGTTTTGCCCAAAAATTTTATCTTTCGTTCCTTCTTCAGAACCATGGGTTGGTTCTGAAAGTTTAGATGCCAGTGGTGATATCCCCACCATTGATGATTGGTATTTATTAACCAATACCGTTCTCGCTGAGCGATTGGTGATAGAACGAAGGCGACAGCTTGAAAAGGTTGTCGGTCAGTATAAAACTCTCCTTCATTTTGTCGGTTGGTGCTATCTTGAACAAGTAGTATTTAAGACGTCGAAGTATAAAGGTGAGTTTAATACTTTCCCATTTCTTGTGGAGCGGTTTTTCGCTGCATTTGATTTGGAAGCACCTCAGTATGAGGTATTGCCGATGCAGTCTGATTGTTTGTCGGATTTCTTCGATGTCGGTTGTGTTGATTTACCTCTTCCTATCGAAGAGGATACCATCAGTCTGCCTTCCGATTTTCATCGAAGTATTTCTTCGTTGTCTTACCCGTCATGCGGTTCGTCAAGCATGGAAAGTGGGCGTACCAGTTCGGGAGGTCCCGAGAGTACGTCCAGTGATGTTTGTCACGAAATTTATAATGCCGGACCTGTTGATCCGATGCCTCAGTGTTCCCGTCGCTGGTCAGATTATACCAGCGAGGAAGATGAGTGTGAACTTGTTCCACTTAGCGGTGACACCCTACCGCGAGGTGAGATCCCAAATGAGATCGTTAGCGTTAGTGCTACGGTCAATCGATGCTTGGAGAGTTCTTATATGTCTACCGATATTCCCGATCTTGGACGATTTATCGAAGAACCGGTCGAATTTGATGGATTCGACCGTGTGGTTGCTGTCAATGACTGGTGGTCTGGGATGAAGTTAGTCCCAAATCTTGGTATTCCGGATGATTCCGATGTGATTTTTAGTGGTATTTTATCTTCGGCCCCCGAGGTAATGCAGTCGGCCATTGACGAGTTTTTACCACTTCACCACCAGATCGATGACAGATTTTTCCAGGAGATTGTTGAAACCAGTGACATTTCTCTTGAATTGGAAAACTGCTCCTTTGATTTGTCTAGTTTCAAATCTTGGAGCAGTCATGAAAGTGGGTGTTGTTCTTCTTTAAACAGTGGTATGACTTCTACAAGAACGAATACGTTTCGGGAAGCTGCCCTGGCTATAAAGAAAAGAAATATGAATGTTCCCGCAATTTCTTCAAGTTGCGACATTGGTAAAGTTTCCGATGATGTTGTTGAGAAGTTTTTCTCTCGCATCATTGATGTTGACAAACTTATTGGTTTACCTATTATCGGTCATGGTGAGTTGGCTTGGTTTGCTGACTATCTTAAGGGAAAACCCGTTAATGAGGATATGTTTGTTGATCCGATATGTTTAGTGTCTATGGATAAATACAGACACATGGTGAAGTCTCAATTGAAACCAGTTGAAGATAATTCTCTGGCTTTTGAGAGGCCTTTACCTGCCACCATAACATATCATGATAAGGGTAAAGTGATGTCCACTTCACCTTTATTTTTGGCTCTTATGAATAGACTTCTTATGAGTTTAAAGAGCAAGATTTCTATTCCCACCGGAAAGTTTCATCAGTTATTTTCGTTGGATGCTCAGGTGTTTGATTCCGTGTTGGAATGGAAGGAAATTGACTTTTCAAAGTTTGATAAGTCTCAACAGGAATTGCACCATGAAGTTCAGAAGAAGATTTTCCTTCGTTTGGGTTTACCAAGGGATTTTTGTGATACTTGGTTTACCTCTCATGTCCGTTCACATATCTCTGATCCTTCTGGACTGAGATTCTCCGTTAATTTTCAACGGAGAACGGGTGATGCCGTGACATATTTGGGAAATACAGTCGTGACTCTTGCTGTTTTGAGTTACGTCTATGATTTGTCTGACCCAAATGTGTTGATGGTTGTGGCATCGGGAGATGATTCGTTGATTGGGTCATATCGTCCTCTTGATAGATCAAGGGAGCACTTGTGCTCCACATTGTTTAATTTTGAGGCAAAATTTCCGCACAATCAACCGTTTATTTGCAGTAAGTTTTTATTGACTATGCCCACGAAAAGTGGAGGTCGTCGTGTGGTGGCGGTTCCGAATCCTTTGAAATTGCTTATAAAACTGGGCATTCGCAATTTGCAAGAGGATCAGTTCGATGCCTGGTATACGAGTTGGATCGATTTGATTCATTATTTTAATGATGAGCATCTCATATCCGTCGTAGCCGAGATGTGCTCCTATCGTTATCTTAGGAAGCCTAGCATGTTTTTGAAACCTGCTATGTGTTCCTTCAACAATGTCTTTGCCAATAAGACAAAGTTGATGAAGTTTTTGTTTCCCTCTATGGTATTGAGGAAGGACAAACGTAAGAGACCGCCTCGTAAGCGGTAATTTCGTTTGTCGTTTATACTAAAACAATCTTGTTTTAATGCAAGTTAAGTTGGACAAGGTCCAGTGTAACTTAGGTAAGTTTCTCCTATCGCCATCTGGATGGGATTTAAGAGACTTATGTCAAACTCTTTGAGTTTGATGCCAATTCAGTTTTCGTCTGAATTGATGCCCGAAAGGATGGC